TATGAACCATACGGAAAAAGTTTTGATGTACCTGACGGAGATCATCGGGTAGCAATTCTTTCTGTTAAGGATGTTGTTTCAAAAACAAACAAAAATATGATTGAACTTACCTACAAGGTAGAGGGTTCTAATGAAGTACCATTCATTGACCGCATTGTAGAAGGTGAATACTTCAATCAGAATATGTCTCGCATTTTTGACGTGTTCAAAATCACAAGAGGCGACTGGAATTACAACAATTGGCGTGGAAAGATTGCTTATGCACATTTTGAGCACAGAGATGAAACCTACACCGATAGAAATGGGCAACAAAAAACAATCTCAAAAGCAGATTTAATTTATTTTCACAACAACGTACCTAATGCAGAATCTGCACAAAAAGCCGAGCCAAGCCAACAGACAACAGAAGTCTTCCCGGAAGATATTCCGTTCTAATGTAAAAAGGTGGGAAATATGGACGAAATCAAGCTGAATAAAACACAGAAAAGAGTTTTTGATTACATAACAGAGTTTGGCTCAATTACCACTTTTCAAGCATTTGTAGATTTGGGTGAAAGTCGTCTATCTGCGAGGATATGGGAACTACGCAACAAAGGAATAAACATATCTTCAAAGACAAAAATTGTATCTAACCGTTACAACGAAAAGCGAACGGTTAAGGAATACTTTATAGGATAAGGAAACGCTCCGCAGCTTAAATGCTTGCGGGGCAATTCCAAAAAGGAAAAAAGACAATGCGAGAAAGTTTTGTTTTTCATATTGAATACATTGCAGATGTTCCAGAAGAATGCAAAGAAAAGTTCGCAGCTTACATTGTAAACTATGGCTTTTATGGCAAAGTACCTGATGTTACGGGCTTTGAGCTTACATTCTGGAAGACAGTACAAAGAAGAATTGATACAGACACAATCAACTATCAGATACGGATGTATACCAATAGAATTGGAGCAATCAATTCAAGAATAAAGAATAACAAAGCTACAGAAAAAGACCTTGAAAATCTTAAAGAATATCAATTCGTGTTAAACGAGTTAAACGAGAAACTTAATAATATTTCGTGTATTTCGTGTAACACTCCCACACATGTATCTGATACTGATACTGATACTGATACTGATACTGATACTGATACTGATACTGATATTGATTCTGATATTGATTCTGATATTGATTCTGTTTCTGAATCTGATATTGATATTGAGTGTGTGCATGAATATGGGGATGTTACACGAGAGGCACGCACGCAAAATGCTCCGCAGAAGTCGATTTATCAAGAAAACTATGCAAAGCAGGTGTTTGAGAAGTTCAAGAACGCAGGCTTACCGTGCCAAAACGGGGATTTATTTAAGTTTGAGTGTGCAGATTTCCGGCTTGCACTGGAAAAAATCAAGGGCATACATTCGGATGACGTGTTAAAGGCCGTAGACAACTACATTTTTGAGCTGAAAAACCCGGAAAGCTATGTCTCCAAGGAGCTGAGTTTTAACGCTTTTGTTAATTCAAAGCTATTTACAGACTTTATGCCGGCTAATTACAGACCTAAAAACTATAAAAAATATCACAAAGAAATACCAAAAGGAAAAGCCCCGGAAAGTCCGCCACAACACTATTTTGAAACCTGTCCGTCTTGTGGGCAAACGCTTATGGAGTGGAACAACGAAAAGCAGCTTTATGTTTGTTCTGGTTGCAATCATTCGCTGACTTTTGAGGAGTGGAACAATGGCAGAGCAATTTAAAAACACAAAAGACGAGGTAAAAAGTGCAAAAGACGTTATGCAGGAAACTGCAAAAAGTTACACATCTGGATATGAGCCTGTTGCAGAACAAGTTTTAAGTAGACGTCCTTTACCGGCTAATTCTAAGTTTTCGTTTTGCCCTTATTGTGTAAAACGTGCAAGAGCCAGAGGGGATGATTATACAGCTGTCTGTAAGCCTTTATGGCTTGTAACTTACAGAAGGCTTTTCAGAACTGGAAGAAACGAAAAAGGACAGCTTACGGGGCGTGTTTACATCGAAAAGGAATATCACTGTCCTGTATGCAAAGAGGCGAATAATAAGCCCAAAGTAATTACAGCAGAAGATTTTGAAAGCGTTTATACAATGCCTAGCCCACAGTATGACGCAAAACAAGATATTCCGCTGACTGAAAAAGATATAAGAGCAGCAGGTTTTGAATATTACGGAAGGTAGGCAATGGATATAAACGAAGAGTTTAATCAGTTACAGACTAAATATCTTAAAGCAAGAGCTGAAAGCGATAAATGCCTAACGGATTTATACACCTTCCTAAAAAAATATCTTCTTGGCTTCCTAAAAAGATATGCTTCAAAGAATGGCTTTTATATTTCCAACATTGAAGATAAGGCAGAAGACGCTGCACTTTTCTTCATAAATCAATACCTATCTAAGCCAAATTGGAAGGTAGACCGCTTTACTGGGTACTACGGCAACGCACTTATAAAAGTATTGCACGGTGAAGAAGAACAGAATTGGGATAAGCTAAAAAAGGAAATTGCCCTACTCCACGTTTCTTCTGACAATCTAGTTACAGACTTTGATGAGGAAATGGAAAAACGAGAACAGGAACAGAAAGAACTTGAAAAGCAAAAGGATGATAAAGGTATTAAAGACCTACAACATAAATGGCAACAACAAAGTTTGTTCTGAGGTAAGAGAATGAAAGTAAAACTATGCGGATATCCAGGCTGTAACGCTCTTGTGCAGGAAAATAATTATTACTGTCCTACACATAAGGCTATGGCAGACCAGAAGAAAAAAGAAATCTACAAAGACACTCAACGCAAGAGTTCTAGTAAATATCATAGTCTTTACAACTCTACACTCTGGCGACAGACAAGCAAAGAGTTCTTAAAGAAGTATCCTAATTGTTTTATTTGCGGGGCTAAGGCAACTATAGCAGACCACATCACACCGCATAGAGGAAATATAGAGCTGTTTTATAACACAGACAATCTGCAACCAATGTGTTGGAAGTGCCACTCAAAGAAAACTTTGATCGAGAATGATTTTTTCTCTAAAGGGGATGGGGGGAGTAAAAACTAAAAATGAACAAGCGTATACCAACCCGCGCCAATTCACGCGCGAGAATTACAGTTGAAAACCTAAAAAAGGAGGCGAAAAACTAAGATGAATCCAAAACTACCGACTGAATACAAACAACTAAAAGGAACTCTCAACGTAACACGAGAAAAACAACAGGGCAATTCTGACGTAGTTTTAGCGGAAAATACCTCTTTAATTATTCCAGAAGAAGAAAGAACGGCAGTTCCTAAAAGCCTAACTACAAAAGACGGTAAGAAGTTTTGGAAATTACTGACATCAGCACTCAAAGAACTTCACGTATTGGCAAAGATAGATTTAGGGCAAGTGGAAACACTCTGTATAACTTACGAAAAGATGAAGGAGGCGCAAAACGTATTTATAAATACATCCGTACTTGATGAAGATTATGACGCAGTCCAAAAAAGATGGATGAAACTTGTAGCACAGTTCAATCAGCTTGCAAGTATGTACTACATCAGTCCTGTAGTACGTTCTAAGTTGAAGCTGGAAGAACTTTCTGCAATAAAGACCAAGCAGGACATAGAAAAGAAAGATGACGCAATCTCATTATTGATTGCAGGTCGAAAAGACGTGTAAAAAGAAAATAGGGGTAAGAAAATGGTTGAGCAGCTTTTATTTGATTTTGAGTTTGAAGAAAAAGAAGAAAAAACTAATGAACTTCAAAAAGATGTTGAAACAAAAACTGAATTGTCAGAGCCAAAAGAAGAAATAGAAGAAGGAATAACTGAATGGGATACACGGCAAATAAAAATCTTACGAGCAGATAGGTGTAATCTTTTAGACCACGCTAAGGGCAAAAATCTTGATATAACAGAGCGACACCTTTTAGATACTGCTCTAAGAATGATAGACGCTTCTATAATGTGGCACAAAACACACGATGATTATTGGATAAAAGTATATCACGGATATTAGGAGGATGAAAAATGAAAGAAGTAGGTAAGATTTATTCAGCAGTAGATGCAGATGAGTTGGAAGCAGGGGACATTGTAGCAGTTGCTGACCATGTCAGTGAACTCAAAGATACGTGTATATTTACACTGCATAATATTATGGGAAATGGCTATCAATACAGATTTATAGTTGTTTCGGACTTAAGTTATTGCCTTGCAAAACTTGTTTGTCCTAAGAAGCACGCAAAAGCTTTTTGGGCTTGGAAGAATGGTGCTAAGGTCCGTGTAAAGGACAATTTTACTGGTGAATTTGTAGAAACTATTCCTACGTGGAACGAAGAAGATGAGTACATTATTGTAGAAGAGAAAGACCCTATTAAACCCGAACCTAAGAAACGGCTAATGACTAACCGTGAACTTGCTAAGTGGTGTGCTCAAGGTAATGGTCAATGGAGCTACGATACCGTTTGTACTTACGCCACATATGACTACTGTGATGATGACAATGAGTTAGTAGGTTCAAATATTCGTATTCGTGCTTGGAACGAAGAAGAATGGCACGAGCCATTAGTGGAAGTGGAAGAATGAAAATACACACATATAATAATCGACGCAACAAAATCAGAGTAACGAGAAGGATTTCGAAAAACAGAAAAATCGGAAAGTGGTTTGTGCATCAAATTATTACCAAATGGGCACGAGCAGATAGCAAATAGAGGAGGAATAAATGACAAAAGAGAAGCTTTCGGAAGAACTTGATGAAATCATAAACGAAATTTATAACGGATGTTTCACAGAGATTGACCAAATTATCGAAGCGTTGAAAGAACTTTCGAGAAGAATAGGAGAGTAAATTATGTTTGAGAAAGACGCAGAAAAACTAGCAGAGGAATGGTTATCGAAAACAGATAACCATTTAGACGAAAGAAAAGAACACTTTTTGTCTGAATACGAATATGCAAAGCAAGCCTTTCTTGCAGGCTATGAAGCAGGTATAGGAAGATTGAGATACTGTTGTACTTGCAAGCATTATTCTAGTTGCCTTAATGAAGAAGATACTACAATGTACGGTATTTGTGGAGACTGGGAGATTAAAGAATGACACAAAAACAAAATATGTATGACTTATGGAAAGCTAAAGAACTTCCAGAACCTTATCAAGGAAATATTGATAGCAGATTGCAATTCTGCAAAAGCGAGGAAGAAAGGCTTTTTACAGCAGGTTTCTTTGTTTCAAAGAAAATAAAGGAAATTAGAAAAGCATTAGGAGTTGAAGAATGACTGATAAAAAACTATATAAATGTGTTTGCAGAAAATCAGAAATGACAGAAAAAGATGAAATCTTAATAGGTTGGATTGGGGCAGAAGGCGAAGATTATTTTAAGGGCGTTTCTTTTTATTGGTATAAAGGAAAATGGACTGGTGGCGACAGTGTATATTTTTCAAGAGAAGATTTTGAAAAGGCAGTTGTAAAGTTCTGGGAGATTTAGAGCGATGAAAAAATGGTATAAAGGAATATTTATTTACGTTCAAACACCACTTTATAGGATTTTTGAATTTGATATGAACAAACACAATGGACTTTTTAAATATTGCAAATTCTCAAACTCTAAGTTTTCTAAAAATATGTGGTATGCAAAGAAAAATCTTAAATAATACACTTGACAAAATAATCAAGATATACTATTATTAAATCATCAGGCGATACTTCGACTGACAAGGACGGTGATGAAAAGTGGAAAAACCCAAAATAACAGATTGGATAGTTGCGATAGCGGCCCTCATAACTGCAATAGCAACTCTTCTAAGTGTAATACTTAGATAATCCAATCCGCAAGGCTCTCGGAGAGAGTGCCTTGCGTTATCATAAACCATTTTAAGGAGAAACGCAAATGAAAAGAACATTTTTTTATATCGCTGTATTTATTGTAATTATCGGAGCTTTTTTGATTGTTGGAGGGATTTTATAATGGCAGGAACAAAAAAAGATTTTGAAAAAGAATACTCTTCCAACTGGGGAGGAAAGCGAGCAGGCCAAGGCAGACCTAAAGGAACGACAGGAGCATATAAGGAAAACCCAAAAAATCTACAAGTTGCCTTCAAACTCACGGCAGAAGAAAAAAAACTGCTTGAGGAGCGTGCCGCAGCTGCCGGAGTAACCGTAAGCAAATACATTCACACTCTTATTTTTGGAATGTAATATTTTTGAGTTGTCAAAGATTTTTTGACAACTCATTTTTTTTCCCCTTTAAGCTCGCAAAATTAACTCAGAATGACTATATCTGTATGGGAACACAAATTGAAGATGAAGAACTTCGTGCTTATGCCGACAGAATCGGGCATACGGAATATAGAAAAACCTATCATAAACTTTACGTGTCTGCAAATAAGTACCGAACCTTAAGATATTCACGAGAAAAAAACAAAACTATAGACCTTAAAAAAATCAAGGAAAAATACAAAAACGGTGTAACAAAAGACATTTTAAATGAAATGTTTGATTTTTAAAATAAAAAACGCTTGACAAAATAATAACAATCTGTTATATTATAAACATCAGGGCTGTTAGCCCGGTGTTTATCTTAATTTAAAGGGAGTAACCTATGAAAGACGGTACAAAAAAGACCCTAAAGGCGATTGCTAAGGAAGCCTATAGGGTCTGTATCGAAATCCTAATTATAGTAGTTGCTTACATAATCTGTAAACACTGCTAAAACGGGAGCGAGGCAAGTCTTATATACCGCTAAGGCTTGCCCTTGCATTCATAGTTTACTTCCTAGGGGGCGAATATGTCAACCAAATTGTTAAAATTCTTAGAGCTTACCTTACAGGCAGTAATAGAAGGTATTGTAATTGCTGTTATACTAATCATTGCATTAAAGATTTACGGAGTAGCATAATGCCAAGAACAAAGGGAAGCAAGAACAAGACCGTAAAGGAAAACAGAAAGGAAGTCTGTCTTTATGTAAGATGTACCCAAGAAGAAAAGGAAAAACTTTTTTCTTTGGCGGAAAAGGAAAACATTTCTGTAAGTAAGTACATTCTGAAAAAATGTTTTGAGTAGTTTTTAAGGACTGTCATTTTTTGGCAGTCCTTTTTTATGACTATATAGACATGAACTATTCGGAGCAATTAAATCAATACATAAAAGACATAAACACAGGCAAAATAACAGCTGGAATATACACAAAAAAGGCTGTAAAACGTTTTCAAAAAGATTTAAGACGGCAGAAAGACGCAGATTTTAACTATACCTACATTCAGGAAGAAGCGGACAAAATACTTAGTTTTGCAGAAAGCCTAAAGCCGGGCGACTTGAACGGTAAGAAAATACATCTTTTACCATGGCAGATTTTCGTTTTATCCAATCTGGAAGGCTGGCGGTATAAGGACGACACGAAAAGAAAGCGTTTCAGAATGGCATACATAGAACTGAACCGCAAAAACGGCAAGACAACGGGCATACTTGAACCGATGATTTTATACAACTTCCTTAAATATCCGGCTTCTGAAAGCTATATTGTTTCTAGCCGAGACGACCTAGCAGAAAAGACATTCGGAGAAATACGGGACATTGTAATTGCGGACAAAACCCTTGACGAGCTTTTAGACTGTAAATCTTTAACAATCACATTCAAGAACATAGAGGAAAAATCCCGATTGGCGTTTTTTTGCGACGGCGGAAAGGACGCAGACGGATTTAAACCCCGTTTTTTCTGTCTTGATGAGTATCACGCTTTTGCAAGTGATAAAATGCTTGTTTCTATGCAGTACGGAATGAGGAGCAAGAAAGACGCTCAGGGCGTAATGATTACAACGGCGGACGTAAATATAGATTCCCCGTGTTACGCACAGAACCAGAAAGCAAAGAATATTCTTGACGGAGTTCTTACGAATGAAGAATTCTTTACAGTCATTTATGCACTGGATGAAAAAGACGATTACCACAATCCGTCAGTATGGCAAAAGGCTAATCCCTCACTTTATGACATCATAGACCCTACAGTCATACAATCCGATATTGATGACGCAGAGTTAACGCCTCACAAAATCCCGGAACTGAAAGCCAAGACATTCGGAATATGGGGCGGCGGCGGTGAAGAAACGTGGCTACCTCTTGAAATCTTCCTAAAAAATGCAGACATAAAGACCGACTGGAGCGAGTTCGAAGGCTTGCCGTGTTACGGCGGATTAGACCTGTCGCAGATAGACGATTTAACGGTTTTCACCTTGAAGTTTATTAAGGATGATAAGGAATATTACAAACACCGTGTTTATATCCCCGAACAGACCGCAAGACAGCGTTACAGAAAAGAAAACGTAAACTTTTATGAATGGATTGAAAAGGGAATTATTACGGCTATTCCGGGTCCTACGATAGATTACACATACATCATAAAAGACATTTTAGAGGACGCAGAAAAATACAAGATTATCGGTATTGGTTATGATAAATGGCAGTCAAGGGAAGTAATAAACGCTATAGAAGAAGCTCGCCCCGACATTCTTTTAATTGAGATAGAGCAGAGCTTAAAGAAACTCTCCCCTATTTTTCAGAGCTATGAAAAGACAATCAAAGAGGGAAAAGTAGTTGATAACAATCCTGTTATGGCGTGGTGTGTTCTTAATACCCAGGTAAAGCCTGATGTAAACGGCAACTATAAACCAATGAAAAAAAGTAAGGCTGGAACACAAAGAATAGATATGGTAGTATCGGCAACAATGGCGCACGGCGTTTCTATAAATCCGGCATTACAAGCACCTCAGAGTTTCCGCCCAGAAGATTTAATTTTTTAGAATAAATCCAGCTGCTTTTTTTTGTTTAATTTAAAAGTCATTTTATTGTTCTTTATTTTTAATGAGCCATATTTTATAACGTTCATACCTATTAAAAAATCAAATCTTCCCAAAGGCATTATTTTTGCAGCTGTAATTATTGTTTTGGGTTTTCCTTTTTTATCATAAATAGTAAAACAAACCTTAGCGACATCTACAAAATGCTCTGAAACACCAGCAAAAACTTTTACAGACCCAATTTTTGTAAAATTATATTTATTGTTTAATTTTTCTGAAACGGCGCACCAATCCGCCCCGCAATCCCACAAAGCAGAAACCGTATCATTTTCAATTTTTATTTCAGATTCAAAAACATCGTGTATTTCTTTTCTGTACGGTTTTACAGTCATATTTTTGTTATCGGAAAAATAGCTATTAAAAATAAGATTGCAGTTAGTATTATACAAATCTTCATAATTCATATATATACAGTCTTTTTTTTTACTGACTATATATATATAAGCATACTTGCTCATATATTTGATTTACTCCTCTCATCGCCCCGGAAACCGTGCACTTTAATTTCCGGGGCTTTTTTTTTGATTTTATATAAATCGGAATTATTCGAAATTAGCTCTAAAAAAAACGGAAAAAAATCGGAATTATACGGAATTAAATTATTGACATACGTATAAAACACGTGTATATAAATATATATGAAATATGTTTATCCAGTAATTTTTGAAGAAGATGAAGGAAAAATCGGAGTAACTGTTCCCGATATTCCAAGCACGTTTACCTTTGACGATGATATGGCAGACGCTATTTTTATGGCTCAAGATGTCATTGCTATGATGTTGGCAGACTATGAAGATAATAATAAGGAAATCCCAAAACCTAGCAGAATAGAAGATATAAAAACAGAGGGAATTGTTTCTCTTGTAGTTGCAGATACTGACGAATGGCGAAAACTTGTTGATAATAAAGCTATAAAGAAAACCTTAACAATTCCTAGTTGGCTTAACAAAAAAGCAGAAAAAGCTGCAATAAACTTTTCGCAATTATTACAGGAAGCAATTTGTAATAAATTAAATATCAGTATGTAATAGACAGACTATATATATGCTTCCATTATGCAGGTGCCTCATACCGCATCCCATATTTTCCGTGAGTTATTGGTAGTAACTCACGGATTTTTTTTCTTTCTGACAATATAATTATGGAGCAAATCAGAAAGGCACACTGTTTTTTTGAACAGTCAGGGACATTCAAGAATGAATTTATCAAACTGGGAATATCGGCGGAAGATTACGATATTCAGAATAACTTTAATCAAACAGATAATGTTATAGACCTTTTTGGAGAAATCGAAAAAGAATATGATTATCTGACAAGACAAGACAAGACAAGACAAGACAGTATTCACTTCTATAGATTCAAGTCAAGACCTTATAATAGCGTTCTTTCCCTGCATTTATTTTGAAACAATGCAAATGGTTTATTTTTCTTTTGACAGTATAAACAACCGTCATAAACCAGATTATGACAGAACAAAAGACGCAATAGAACGGCTTGAAAAACGTACGTACTTCCATACTCTGCTTTATAAACTAACCTACATTGTACAAAGATTAAAAATCAGAATGATTATTGAAAATCCCTACACAAAACCAAATTATTTAATTAATACTCAAAACTTTCCTAAACCTACAATCATAGATAAAAATAGAATGGAGCGTGGCGACTACTTCAAGAAGCCCACCGCTTACTGGTTCTTCAACTGCGAGCCGACTTATGGATTTTCATATCAGAATGACAAAGAACAGAAGTTTATAAAAAAATGTAGACAAGGAAAAGAAGCTGGAATATGCAGCGAAGAACGTTCAATGATAAGTCCAGACTACGCAAGAAACTTTATATGCGATTTTATTCTTGGGAAAAAACAGGATTTTGTAAAACAACAGGAATTAAACTTTTAATTATTTTTTTTGTAAATGACTTGACAAAAACAAAGAGATAGAGTAATATAAAAGTATCAACGAAAGTTGATAAGGAGTCAGAAATGAGTGAAGTATTACTTTACTTGGCTGACAAGTTGGTAGATTTTCTGCTAGCCATCTTGTTGATTGTAATTGGATATTACGTCAACAAGTGGCTTGACAGCAGAAAATAAAAACCGTCTTAGAAGCTGTACGTCTTGCACAAGCCAGTGCAAGCGTATTTGCTTGTTTCTGACTTCATTTTATTTCCTTTTAGTGAGGTTGTCAAATGAAATTATCACACCTTTTTTCTTTTACAACTATGGTTATAGCTTTATTTTTTTCAGTCTGGGCTAAAACTCAAATAAAAGGTTGGCTTGGTTTTGTTTTAATTGGTGCAGTAGCGCTTTTATGTGGTACATCAATGTATTTTGTAAATAAGGATATAAAAAATGAGCGAAACAGAAATTAAACCTAAATATTTAGGTTATGGCTACCATGGTGGAGGAAGAAAAAAAATCTCTGAAAGTGGAAGAAAGAGTTTTGCATTATCTTTCCAGCAAGAACAGATTGATTATATAAAACGAATGGCAGAAAAAAATAATATGAATTATTCAACTTTTGTTTTAGAAGCTGTAAAATTTTATGAGCAAAATAAATAATCTCTGACTATATATTCAAACTTGATACTGTAGCCCGTTCCAGAAATGGAGCGGGCTATTTTTTTTCTCTCTGACAATATTTAAGAGGTAGAAAAAAAACTAATGACATACCGCTTTAAGATTGTTGGTGAAACTCCGGCAAAAAAGAATTCAAGGATTGTACTAAAAAATGGTAAGAACATCCCCTCTAAAAACTATCAACAGTGGCACGAGGGGGCAATGCTCCAACTTGCGGGGCAAAAAAGAATTGTACAATGTAAGGCAGTTTCTGTACCCTGTACAATCCGACTGAACTTTATTCACGGGGATTTAAGGCGGCGAGATTCTGACAATGGCTGTAGCTCCATTATGGATTTGCTTGTCGATTGTGGGATTCTTGCAGATGATAACTGGCAAATAGTACAAAATATTGAAATTAAAAATAGTTATGAAAAAAACAATGCTTTTTGCGTTGTAGAAATTGAGGTAAAAGAATGAACATTACAACAGCAATTACTTTAGGAATCTCAATAGCTGGCTTTGTAGGGGGAACACTCGTGAAAGTAGCAGATTTATCTTTAAAATTCGGAAGATTAAAAGAAAAGGTTGAAAACAACGAAAAGCGAGATGAAGAAGAACGAGGCAAAAGTTCACAAAAGTTTTCAGAGCTTTACAACAAAACTGCCGGCAATACCGCAAGCATACAAGCATTACAAGTGTCTATAACGGCACTAACAAACACAACAAATAGAATAGAAACAAAACTAGATAAGCTGATAGCAAAGGAGGGGGCAAAATGATTTATCCGCAAACAAAAGCAATCGCAATTGGTAAGTGGGGCTGTCTTGCAATGAGTTACATTTACTGTATGGGAATTGAAGATGAAAGCGAGATTTTAAGTCTTGTTTCCAAGGCAATTGATAAAAATATTATTGACGGAGAATGTACTGTTTTAGACGCTTCAAAACTTTTGGAGTTTGTTTCCGGGAAAAAGTTTAAGGTTGAAAAAAAGACAATTACCTCAATCAAAGGAATAAAAGACCCTACCCCTGTACGCTTTAAAACAGAGGACGGATGTGGGCATTGGGTAGTAGTTGAAAACGGCAAGATTGTTTTTAACTCACTTTTGAACTCTGTGCAGGTTACAAAAGGAAAACCTGTAGAAGCAAGGGTAATTACCCTAAGGAAGTAAAAAAATGAGTTATGAAGAATACAAAAAAGAAGAAGAAAATGTCGTAGAAGAGCCAAAAGAAAAAGGCGGAAGAGCGAAAAAGGCTTCTCTTTGTGCAAAAATTATAGGGGCGGTTTACATTCTAACAGCTTCTACATTGTCTTTTTTGGGTATATTTTCCGCTCCAGTAAGCGACATTTGCATTGTAGGCTTTTCTATAATGGGTATTTTTGGAACTGTAGACATAAACCTTATGCTGGATAAGTTCACAAAAAAGGGGGATTAAATGAAAATCATAATTATTTTAATTCTAACTATTATTGCACTGTTGGTAATTCTTTTTGGCGTAATTCATTCAAGCCTTAAAGAGCGAAAAGAAAAGAATACAAAAATCAGATGTCTTGAAAATAAAAATATCGGACTTGAAAAAATCTTAGAAGAATACAAGAAAAAGGAAATAGAATATGAAGAACTTAAAAATAAAGCTCATAGCGGTGCTTCTGCTGACAGTTTTAATGCTAGTATTGAACTCTTGCAAAAGCAAACCGAAAGCGGAAGAAAAAGGAATAAGTGATTATTTATATTTTCCAACTTTCCCCTATCCTCTGGATGAAAATGGAAACACAATTGCTCAGTACGACACAGAAAATCAAAGTGTAACGCTCCCCTATTGGTATTGGTTGCAGATTATTGATTATGTAGTAGAAACAGAAACGGCAATCACCATTTTACAGGGCAATAACTGACTATACATAAAAGGATTATAAAAATGAAACTTTTAGGACTTACAATTACAAGAGATAAAAGAAAAGTTGCAAACGACACTTCACGGATTCCCCTAAGCTCCAGCACGAGCGGAGGAATGTTTTATTTTTCGCCGTCAATGAGCATTGCAGAAATGCTTGCTAACCCTACTCTTTCCAGCTGTGTTTACATCATATCTGACGCTGTAGCGGTTCTTTCTTGCAACGTGTACAGGCGTACTAAAAACGGGCGAGAAAAAGATGATGTACTTTCACTTTCAAAAATCCTAAAAAGAAATCCAAATTATGATGATACATCGTTTACTTTCAAACAGCAGATAATGCTACATTTACTCTGTAAGGGAAACGCTTTTATTTTTGTAGAACGTAATCCAGATTATTCAGTTAAGGCTCTTTATCCGTTAGACCCGGATAGCGTGGAAATAAAACGAGATAATGAAGGCGAGGTTTATTACATCTACACTCTGGACGGAAAACAGTATAAATACAACACCTCATCAATTCTGCATATTCCGGCAATAAGATACAACAGATTGAAGGGGCTGTCTCCGATTGAATACGCAACCCACGCAGCCAAGACAGGCTTAAAGCTAGATGAATACACAGAAGAATTCTTTGAAAACGGAGTACATTCTAAGGTACTTCTTACAGTTCCGGGCGACTTTAAGAACTGGACAAAAGAAGATGATGAAAAATTGCAGTCTAGGTTTATGGCAAGTTATGGCGGAAAGGAAAACGCAAACAAGCCGGTAATAATGCACCAGGGAATGACTGCAACCCCTATAAACTTTGGCACAAACAGAGATAATCAGTTGCAGGAACTAAGGGCATTTTCTGAAAAGGAAGTGGCAAAAATTTACAGAGTGCCTCTTTTTATGCTGGGTAAGGATGACGCAAAGTTTACGAACACAGAACAGTTAAACACGTTCTTTTTACAGCAGACACTTACACCGTGGCTTGTTCGTATTCAAGAATATTTTAACAGGCTTTTACCGTCATACTTGCAGGATGATTACTATGTAGAGTTTGACACAAACACTCTTTTAAGGGCTGACTATGCAACTAGAATGGACGGCTATGTCAAAGGCTTGGTAAACGGCATTTATACGCCTAATCAGATTCTGACGGCAGAAAATATGCCGACTATCAAAGAACCTTACGGCGATGAGCACTATATGCAGGTAAATATGTCTACACTCTCAAAAATCGCAAAACAACAGGATGAAGAAGATAACGGCGACAATTCCGGCGATAAAGATTAGTTTTTTGTCAAACGATTATAAAACTAAATTGGTAGTAAATCTTTCACGCTTTTTATTGTAGTCCAAGTTTTCATTAACATTGTATTTTCTGCCATAAAACGCATTCCATCTACTGTAATTTCTGGATTATCAATTTTTATGTCAAATCGTTTATAATTTTTATCTTGTGCCTGTATAGGGTCTGGTTCGTTATAATCAATGATTTCAATTCCTGTAACATAACCAGATTCTACTAAAGTATCTAAAAGTCTTGCAAAACGATTTTCAGAAATATTAAAATTTTTTGCAGTAAAATCTTTTTCATTAAAAACAGTATCGTCCATAGATTTTTCTATGTACTTCATAATTTTATGCATTATTCCAAACGAGCTACTCATAATAAAAGTATAATCTTGATTTTCCATAATTACAAATCTTTACTCCCTAAAAAATATAGTCAATAATTGCATAAAATATTTTGAAAAGAATATTGACAAAATCTATTTAATAGTATATTATAATAATTGTCAGGAGGTTACTTATGGTATGAAAAAGCATAAGAAAAGAAAAAAGACCTCGAAAAGATTCAAGGTCTTTCTGGACATTCTAAAATGGTTGGCAGCCGTAATTTTAGAATATGTAATCGGTTACTTATTAGATAAGCTCTTTTAAGTAATATCTTAATGCGGAGGTTGGCAAAAGTCAACCTCCGTTTAAGGAGTAAATTATGGGTTTAATAAAGGTAATCACTTTTACAATTATGGGAATAACTACCATTTTGGGAGTTGTTTATATAATGCACAAATATAAAAAAGGTGGTTATAATGCCTAGAGGTGGATTTAGAGAGGGCTCTGGAAGAAAAAAACTTTCAGACAGCGGAAGAAAACAGGTGCAGTTTTCCTTCCAGAAAAATGAGCTTGATTTAGTTGACGAGCTTGCCCAAAAAGAAGGCTTAAACCGTACGCGCTTTATTATTGAGTGTGTAAAGTTTTGGAAAGAAAATCATTAAAATTATTTAAGATGTTCGGTTTTTCCGAACATCTTTTTTTTTCTCCAGACTATATACAAAAGGAGAAAAACATGGAACCTATTTTTAAAAGTAATGAAACAGAACTCAGGGCTTTTGATTTTGAAATGCGTACTGATGACGCAGAAGACAAGGGCATTGTAACGGGCGTTCCTATTGTTTTTGAGCGTGAAACAGATTTGGGATATTATACAGAAACAATATCACGCAGTGCACTTGAAAAAACTGATTTAAAAGACGTTCGTTTTTTGGTAAATCACAACACAGATATGACACCTCTTGCAAGAAGCAGACGCAACAATAAAAACTCCACAATGCAAATGGAGGTAAAAGATGACGGTATGCACATCCGTGTAAATCTGGATACAGAAAACAACACAGAAGCAAAGAACCTTTACAGTGCCATTAAACGTGGCGATGTTTCCGGGATGTCATTTATGTTTACCGTAAGGGGTGATGAATGGGAAGGTCTAGACACAGACAAACCCAAAAGAACAATCACGGACATTGGAAAGATTTTTGAAGTATCGGCTGTAACATTTCCGGCTTATGAACAGACTAGCATAGACGCTCGAAGTGCTGAAACTTTGGAGAAAGCAAAGGTAACATTGGAGAATGTAAGGGCAGAAGCAGAAAAGAAAGAAGCTGAAAAACGTTACAAAATGGATAGAGAAGAAAAAGAAAGAACTCTTACTCTTCTTGATTTGGAAAAGGATTTTTAATAGGAGAATAGAAAAATGGACAAAAAAGAAACACGTGCTGCACTTGTTGCAGAACTTAGAGAAATGGACGAAAAAATCAAGGCTGAAAACCGTTCTTATACAGATGAAGAAAACAAGGTTTTCAAGGACAAAACAGAACAGGTAAGAAAACTGTCTGAAGAAATCGCAAAGGAAGAAAGAGAGAATATCCTTAAAGGATTTTCTACAGAACTTCCAAAGGCACAGGCAGAAGAAAAAGCAAACGTTCCAGATGACGTTGCTAATTTCCGCTCTTACCTTATGGGTGAAAAACGTGATATTTCTGTAGGAAATGGTGGCGGTGCTCTTGCTCCACAGCAGTTTGTTGCAGAAATTATCAAGGGTGTAGAAGATGATTCTCCACTTTACGGTGCTGTAAGAAAGTTCCCACTTTCAAGCGTTTCATCTCTTGGAGCACCTTACGAAAGCGCAGACGCTTCTGAAGCAGACTGGACAGCAGAAGTTCCAAGCTCTGAAATTGCAGCAGACAACACACTTGCTTATGCTAAACGTGAACTTTCACCAAACGCACTTGCAAAACTGATTAAAGTTTCTGACAAGCTCATTAAGGCTTCTGCAATTCCTGTTGAACAGCTTATTAAAAACAAGCTCGCAGAAAAAATCACAGCTGCATTTGAAAACGGAATTGTTGCCGGAACAGGTAGCGGACAACCTTTGGGTGTATTCGTTGCAGACGCTAACGGCGTAACAGCTGATCGAGATGTTGAAACTGCCACAGCAACAATCACAGCAGACGACCTCATCAATACAAAGATGAAGCTTAAGGCAGCTTACCGCAGAAATGCAAAGTGGGTAATGTCAACCGCTGTATTGACTGCTTGTCTTTTACTCAAAGACAAAAACGACCAATACTTGTGGCGTCCGGGCTTAACTGCAAGCGAACCAGATACATTGCTCGGTGTTCCAGTAATTGAAAGTGCTTATGCACCAAACGCAGTAACAACCGCAGGAACTTATGTTGCAGTAATTGGAGACTTCTCTTATTACTGGTGGGCATACTACAATGGTGTTGAAGTTCAGAACCTTTATGAACTCTTCAGTTTGAAGAATCAGAAAGGCTTCAAGGCTTTGGCATACGCAGACGGTGCTCCAGTTCTTGCTGAGGCTTTTGCAAGACTTAAAATAAAGGCTTAATTCTGGCTCTTATAGTTTATATTCCTACAACATTTAAAAAAGTTAGGTAGAACTGCGCCATACAGTTCTACCTTTTTTTATAACTTGTCCGAAAACTGTCCAAAGTTGTCCGAAAATGTCCCAACGTCTTTTATGACTATATAAACAGATTACCTAAAAGGAGAATTGAAAAATGGCAAAGAAAAATAATCCACAGACTACAGAAAAAATTGAAACGGTAGAAACTCCCGAAGCTGTTACAGCTCCAAAAACTGAAAAAGCTGTAAAGACAATCAAAATAAAGGCTACATCTTTGATTGCAAGCCCTTACTGTACACTTTTTAAGGGTGCTGTTGCAGAAGTTCCAGAAGATTTTGGAAACGGATGTATTAAAAGCGGAATTGCAGAAAAAGCGTAAAAAAGGAATTAAAAAATGGCTTATATTAACGCAAATGATTTAATGAGGTTTCAGAATAAAATCATAGATGAAACAGAAGAAAACATTGAACAACTTAACTCTTACTGCAAGTCATCAGAGCAGATGATAGAAAAATATCTTCACTACTGCCCCGAAATAAAAGAATATACCAAGCGAATAAAAAGTGATGGCGGAAATCTTTTAGAGCTGGGAACAATGCCAATTTCAGAAGTAACAAGCGTTTTTATTGATGATGTTGAAAGCGATGTTTCATTATATTCTTTTGAAACAGAAAAACCTTATTTGCAAAAATCAGATTTTTCAAACTTCCAAAAAGGCAGCATTTACACCATTACATTTACGGCAGGTTACACAACAGAAGATTTTCCAGAAATCATTAAAACAACAGCTTTACAAATTGCCTCATTGTTTTGGGAGAGTTCCGGCGGAAATCTTGCTGTAAGCTCCACAACTTACGCAGATACAGGCTCTAGGGTTTTTAACAATTTTACTGCTGACAGATTTTTAAAACAGTTGGATATGTATAAAATAGAGCTGGTGTAAAATGGCAAGTGATTTTATCAATATTTCTGTAGATGTAGAAAACGCACAAAAAGCACTTAGCGGAACATATAAAAGCCTTAAATCCATTCAAAAAAGTGTTTTAAGAGTAGTTGCTAAATCTTCTCTAAATGCTGTTAAATCTGCATTACGAAGTTCAGATTTAGATTTAGCACACTCTGGAGAGTTAAAATCTGCATACAGATACAAGATTAAAAAAGACGGTTCAGAAGCTAACCTCTTTCCAGTTGGAAAAAATGGAAAAAATATCTTTTCAAAAGCTCAAGCTCTTTCTTTTGGACGTGGAGCAAATACAAAACACGGAAGTCTTATAGGTCGAGGATTTGTACAGGCAGGACAAGCAAATGCAGAATCAGATCATTCAAAAGAAATTCAGGCATTAATTGAAAAGGAACTAGAAAAATATTGGGGGTAAAAAATGGAAAATACATTTAACGCAATCAAAGAATTTATTTTAACATCTGTAAACAAAAGGCTTCCCGATTACAACGATGAAGAAATAACACTTGCAGAGTTTACGGAAAACAGTATTGTTTTTGGGGCTGTTGATTTACAGAAGAATAATAAAAATCTTGTATGTGCAATTCTTCCAGAAGAACAGAGCGAAGAAGAAGGAACAATTACAGATTTCCGAAGTCGTAATAATTTTACAGTTGCAATCTTAGTACGGGGCGATACATACGAAAAACTTGTAAAAAAGATGTGCAGGTATTCAGAAGCGTTTAGAGATGAGCTTTTAAGAAACTACACAATGAATAATACCGTGGCAGATATAGAACTTGGAACAAGACAATTTTTTTATGACGCCGGAACAACAGAAAAACAGATGTGTGCAGTAGAAATTGAACTGACTATATATTTAGACGAAACTATTTAATCTTAAAAAAAAGGAGAAAAAGAAAATGGCTGGAATTGTAAAAAAACATCTTATTGCACCATTTTTAAACAGTGCAATAGACGACACAACAAAACTTGTAGATAAAACTAATCCTAACTGGCTTAGAATCTGCAAAACTGCAAGTTTTGACCTTACACTTAATCCCGAAACAGAGGATTATGACTACATTTCTGACGAAAACCCAACAACTGAATTAAAGTCATATAAACCTAGCTTCAACACTCCACTTGTAATGTACAAGGGCGAAGCTGATTATGATTTTGTATTCGGTAAGTTCTTCAACCTTGATGTAGGTTCAGAAGCAAAAAGTGAAGTGCTTATTGTTTTCTTCCAAGAACCACTCGACACACCGGCAGAAGGTGAAACAAATGTTGTATTCAAGGCTTGGAAAAGTGATTGTATTATTTCTGTTAATGACCTTAACAGTGTAGATTCAACAATTACTTTTGATGTTCTTTTTGGTGGAACTGTAAAAAAAGGCTACGTTACAGTAGACAATGGAGTTCCAACATTTACAGAGGGAACATATTCTGCATAGCAACTATGGATTTATCTAAAATTACACTCCCCTCATCTGTAGAAGTTGAGGGGATATTTTATCCCATTAAAACAGATTTTCGCTATTGGCTTATGTTTGCCCGACTTTTAGAAGATGAAAAAGCCGTAATTGATGAAGCAGATTTTTTGTATGAAGGCTTAATTCCACAGGATAAAAAAGAGGGCTTTAATAAATTGGTAGAGTTCTACTCACCTAAAAAGGAACTGCCCCGTAATCTTGGCGGTTCTTCTGGCGAAAAAGTAATAGATTACGACATAGACGCAGATTATATTTATGCAGCTTTTATGGAAGTATATGGCATAGATTTAATGGCAACAGATAAACAGGGGAAAATCATTCCTATGCACTGGCACAAGTTTTTAGCGTTATTTTCTGCTCTTCACGATACAAAACTAAATGAAATAATCGGCTATAGAAGCTATGACGAAAACGACAAGACAGAATACAAAGACAATCTTAAAAAATTAAAACAGATGTGGGCACTTCCAAGAAAACTAACAGAAAAAGACCAGGAAGATTTAAACAAGTTTAATGCTTTGTTTAATTAGTCAAAGAAAACAATATCATCATTATCTTCTTCAATATAAACATCATAAGAGTTTTTATCTGTTTCAATTGTAAAATCGGGTTGTCTAGTATGTTTTGAAGCAATAATTATTAATGCAATTACAAGCCATAATGAAAGTCCAGCTTTTAAGATTATAAAAAGCATATAAAGCATTATTACCTCCTAATCATCAAAAAGAAGAGCTGAATTCATCATTTCATCAGTTGTATATTGATCTTCTTCCTTAATATCAGAAGGCAACTTTACAGCGAGAATAACTAAAACTATAAAAACGATTATACCAGCCATATTAAGCCCCCTATTTCGACTATATTATAAATCATTGTTTAAAAAACGCAAGGAAAATAAAAATGTCTGGAAAAGCAAATATAAAAATCACAGCAGATTCAAAAGACGCAGAAAGTGGAATTAAAAAGGTTTCAAAAGAACTGGATAGTTTTGCAAATAAAGTAAAGAAGTCATCTGTAACAAGTTTAGCAACTTCTTTTACACACGTAGGGCAAGCCGTAAAACTTACAACGGACGCAGTAAAAAAAGTAAACGCAGCAGTAAAAGAAACCGTAGAACTTGCCCAAAAACAACAAAAGGCAGAAATACAGCTGAGTGCAGCGGCAAAAAACAACCCATATTTAACAGACGCTTCTGTAGCACAATTAAAACAATATGCCGGCGAATTGCAATCTATTTCTACAATTGGCGACGAGCAGTTATTACCAATGATGAGCGAACTTGCAGCCGCCGGAAGAACGCAAGCAGAAATACAAGACATAATGAAAGCCGCTTTAGATTTATCTGCAAGCGGTATGATGTCTATGGAAAGTGCCGTAAGTGCATTAAATGGAACTTTACAGGGCAATGTTGGAACTCTTGGAAAACAGATAAGCGGAATAAAAGAACTTTCTGCCGAAGAACTAAAAAGCGGTAAAGCTATAGAAATTATTAAAAAACAGTTTGACGGAATGAGCGAGAGCATAACCGAACAGACTGGTGGTTGGCAGAAATACAAAAACTCTTTAGGCGACTTTAAGGAAGTTTTAGGCAGTAATTGGGCTGACCTTCAAAACAATGTAGGAAACATTCTAAGCAGTTTCTTTGATACAGTTACGTCTAAAATGAAAGTTGCAAAACAAGCAGCGGAAGAGTTTAAGGCAGAATTAAACCTTATTGCAACAAATGATTCAGACCAAGGTACAGTTTCATCTTTGCAATCAGAAATAGACTTGCTTAACAAGCAGAATGAACAATATGAAAACTATAAAAAAGCTATTTCAACTACAAAAAGTGAATTTGTTCAGGGTGAAAAAGAAAAACAAAATGAACTTCAAAAAACCTATGATGAATGGGTAAAACAAAAAAATGAATTCATAGAACAGAATACAAAAGCAGAACTTGGCGATGCAATAAACTTTACACCACAGATGTTGCAGACACAATTTTTTGAGGCATATCCAAATTTAAAACAGACAGAACTCTATTCAACGATAGTATTCTTTGAAGAAGAATTTACCAAACTTCATCCAGAAATAGTACAGGTAGAGGAAGATTTAAATAAACAAAAAGAAGCTGTTAAAAAGGCTGGCAAGGAGTGGAAATCGCTAAACAGCGAATGTACGGAGTTAGGTTATTCAAGCGATACCCTTGACAAGAGAATTGAATCTAATAAAAAACGTATAGAAGAACTTACTCCAAAGTTAAAGGAAGCTCAGAGCATTGCAAGCAGTCAAGAAGAAGCTGACGCAGTTCAAGCAGAAATTGACGCAAGGAATAAATTGCGAGCTGAATACGATTTAACAATCGAAAAGAAAAAAGAAGAAATAAGGCTAAGAAAAGAAGCTGGAGAAAAAATCACAGAAGAAAAAGAAGCTCAAGAACTCTTTAATATGGCTGTAAACGCTTATGTAAAAATGATGAGCGATCCAGCATTTAAGGGAAATAAAGGAACTTACACCCACGAAGTAAACGCAAGGGAAGATATAGCAGAATGGGCAAGGATTGCTGAGGGAGCCGAGGTAAAAGAAAACGGAGTAGAAAACGCTTGGAAACATCACGATGAAATTGTAAATGCTTGGCAGACAGAAGAAAAAGAAACTTTAGAAATACAAAAAGCAATGCTTAAAGAGTATGAAGAGTACTTAGACAAAAAAGACGAATTAACGAAAGAAGAAAAGGCATTAAAAAAGAATATTCAAGAAGCTCAAGAAAATATTGATAAAGAAATGCAAAAGGAACAAAAAGAAAATTTTGTTCAAACACTTTCTGACATTCAAAATTATATAAATCAGTTTGCAGATATTACAAACAGTATTACAGACCTTATAAGGCAGAATAACGAAGCAGAAACAAACGAAGAAATGACTGCTATTTCCGAGCAATATACAGACGGCCTTATTTCTTATGAAGAATATTGCGACAAGAAAAAGGAACTGAATAAAAAGGCTGCAAAAGAAGAATATAAACTTAGAATGTGGGAGTGGACAGCTTCATTCTTACAAGCAACTGCAAGCATTGCTCAAGGTGTTGCAGCAAGTTTAAAGGTAGGTGGTGTTACTGGTAGCATTATGGCGGCATTAACGGCAGCGGCTGGAGCAGTACAGATTGCTACAATTATAGCAAATAAGCCAAAAGCGCCGAGCTTTGCAACAGGTGGTATTGTTCCAGGAACAAGCTATTCAGGCGACAGAGTACAAGCAAATGTTAATTCTGGCGAAATGATTCTAAACGCTCAACAGCAGGCTAATCTTTGGAGAGCTGCAAACTCTAGCGGAAGTGCCGGAGGAGTTGCTGTAAATATGCCTGTAACAATTGAAAATCATACAGATTCAAATGTTGGAACAGAAATGACAAAAGACGGGCTTGTAATAACAATTACAGAAATTGTAAACGCACAAATGAAAAAAGGTGCATTTACAGACAGTATGGATATAGCGCAAAACAGAAAAAATGGAGTTTCTTATTTATAGGGGGATAAAATGAACGTATATACTTGGCCGGTTAATGTAAACTCAGATTTTTTTAATGGGAATGATCAACCCAAAGAAAACACAGAAACAACTTCTTTTCTATCGGGTCGTCAAGTAAGTTGGCAAATAAACACAAAAAAGTTGATGACCTACAAATTAAAGCTAAAACTTACAAAAACAGAACTTGCAGACTTTTGGACTTGGTACAACGATGTATTAGGGCAAAATGCAAACGCTTTTGAATGTCCGGCTTTAGGAACTGGAACATATCGCTTTACGTCAGTTCCAAGCCCGGAAGATACAGACCAGAAAATCAGAGTTTTATCTATGGAAATTGAAGAGGTATACTAATGACACAAGAAGAAATATTTAACGCTCTATTTAATGGCGGAAACTTTACAAGACAATGGCTTATAAAAATATCACATCCAACCGCAGGCAATCTTTATTATGTAAACAATAACGAAGATGTGGAATATGAAGAAAATATTTATAAAGCGGCTAACTTTGATTACACACCGCCAAACAAAAGCGGAGAGGGTGCAAGTTTAGAGATTTCTGCAACAGATAAGTATGAACTTGTGGAATGGCTTGAAAATGCAGATTATAACTACTCTCTTGAAGTTGTAGGAATTATTAATGACGGAGAAATATCTCAGATAAAAGCCTATAAGCATTTTTACGGAACTGTTTCAATGGATAAAGATAATAAACTTACGTTTAGTTTGGAAAATGACGGTAGGCTAAATATGGTTTTTACAGTTTATCAATATGACGCAGATTTAAACCGAGGTAATGCGTGATAAAGGTAGCAGATTTAATAGGCATTCCGTACAAAGAAAATGGGCGAACACTTGCGGGGCTTGACTGTTACGGGCTTGCAATAGAAGTAGAAAAAAGATATGGCAAAACTCTACAAGACGTAGTTTATGAAAACCACGATTTAGAACTTTCTGAAAAATACGCCCCTACCCTAAACATAAAAAAAACTGACTATATAAAAGAGGGCTCTCTTTTAGAGTTCCATATAAAAGACACTCTGCATATAGCGGTCGCCCTAAATAGTAACATTATGATTCACGCTACCATTAACCAAGGTGTTAGAATCTCTCCAATTGGAGCTTACAAAATAAAAAACGTATACGAGGTTTTATAATGGGTTTAATTAACGTCTACAACACAATCGATAACAAAAGCACAACATTTAAGGCAAACGGAAAACTTAAAGATATTCTTCCAGAAATCAGTTTTAAAAACTCTCTTGTATTAAAAGCCGGAAATCGTCTTGATGAAAATTATGAAGTTACAGAAGAAGATGTTCTTTATGTTCGTGAAGTTCCTCACGCTTTATCGGCTCTTGCAATAACCGCCATTGTTACGGTTACCGTTGTTGCTGTAGGTGGTGTTGTAGGCGCTGTAGTTTATGCAAATATGAAAAGCAAAGAAGCACAGGCAGAAATGGAAAAAGCCCAAAGAAACGCTAATAATCTTGCAGCTCAAACCCAGCAACTGCCGTTTATAAGGGGAGCAAAAAACCGTAGTGCACTTGGCGAAGCTGTTCAGTTTGTAATGGGAAGCGTTTATAACACGCCTTATAACCTTACATCGGGCTTTTACAGCATAGGCGGAACAGACGGAGTTGATAGCTATTACAATGCAGTTTTTTCTTTAGGCTATAACAAGCAGAAAGTAACAGAAATCTTACTAGGTAATGAGTCAATTTGTAAAAGAGAAAACGGAATAACGGGAGAACTGCCTTTTGACGAAACTTCTTTATATTATGAAGACAACGAAAGCCGTATAGAAGTGCGAGAACCGGGGCAAGCTTTAACACTTACAAACTGTAATCAAAAAGTAGATTCAACCTATTCCGGAACAGAACTTAAACACGATTTTGGAGAGGACGCAGAGCCGGTAATTGTTCAGGCAGCAGAAAACGCAATGAAGATTCAAGTATGTATACAGTTTTCTTCTTTGCGTGAATACGACCCAGACGGTGAAGTTTGGGGAACAAGAACTGCAACTGTAGTTCCTTCTTGGAGTAATGACAGTGGCGAAACTTGGCACACATTTACTTTTGCAGGTTCTAATAATAATACATTTGTAAAAAACGCAAACAAAAATATCCGCTTTGTAGCAGAAAAGACTTTTACAGCTTCTGAAAGTTACGGAAAAAGCATTTCAATTAAAGTTGAAAAAACAACTCCAAAAAAAGAAAGTAACACACAAGAAGATTGTTGTCTTTTATGGTATCAGACATTTTGCTATGACGCACAAAAATCAACTTCTTCAAGGCTTGTTGCTTGCCAACTGGTAGAAGAAGAACTTTATAACAAAACGCAAAAAGTAGCATACAGAATTAAATCAAACGACAACACACAAGATATGTTAGACGAATTGCACTGTATGACAGAAGGACTTGCAAGAACTTGGAATGGTAGTGTATGGAGTTCAGAAAAAACTGCAACAAGAAACCCAGCAAGCTGGCTTTTAGAAGTTTTAACAAGCTCTGTTCACAACCCTAGCCGATTTGTAGATTCAGAATTAGATTTACAATCTTTCGGGGCACTGTATGAATATTGCGAAGATGAAGATTTTTATTGTGATGGAATAATTTCAAAAGGCGAAACGAAAAAAGCCGTCATAGAAAAAATACTTACGCTTTGTAATGCAACTCTTATTATAAATAATGAAGGCTTATATGAAGTCTGCATAGATAAGGAAGAAGAAACACCTGTAGCACTTTTAAATACAGAAAACATTGTTTCTTTTACATTTTCTAAAAGTCTTGCAAAAAAGACAGACGGTACAAAGGTTACTTTTACAAACCGAGATTCTTGGAGCGTAGACAGTTTTTACTCAATGCTAGACGGCGGAGATTATGACTACGAAAATGATACAGTAGATACTTTAGCAATAGACTACGCAACAACCCATTCACACGCTTACAAAATAGCACAAAGAACTTTAAGACAAAGACAGCTGCAACCAAGAGAAATAAAGGTAGATGTAGGACACGAAGGCGATTATTACCCTCTTTATTCTACAGTGCTTTTACAGCTTCCTCACCTTTTGCAGGGGCTTAATTCTTCTGTAATTAAAGCAATTTCATATAATGAAAACAACCAGATTACAGCTATTCAGATTTCTGATTTAGTAACGTTCGAAAACGGCACAAGATACGGCGTAATTATTCAGGCAACAAATGAATATGGGCACAGATTTTTACAGGGCGAAGTTACTGGAAGCGGAGAAACTAGGGAACTTGAATTTTTAACACCATTAGAACTTGGGGAAAGTTTAATTGTTCCAGAGAGAGGAAATCACCTTTCTTTTGGAACTTTAGACGAAAATGGAAGATTTTCTAAAATTACAAACGTAATGAAAATCTACGGAATAGAGCCAAACGGAAAAGACGGCTATTCTTTAATACTCAAAGATTACAATGAGGAAATCTATTCTTATGGTGGAACTATTCCCGAATATAAAAGCAATGTTACAAAACCACAGGCAAAATCTAAAGGTGTAAACATAGACGATTTAAACAATCTAAAAAACAAAGTAACAATGAGCTCAGATAGTATTTCTGAACTTTCTGAAAGAGTAGAGGCAGTAGATTCAAAGGCTTCTGTATGGAGTTCAACAGCAACTTGTGATGAAGCAACTACCTCCATTGCTATTTCAAGTCTTTCTATAAGTTCAACAGACGCATTAAGAGTAGACGATTCTATAATTGCCTCTGGCTTAATGTTTCATATTTCTGCAATCAATGAAACTACTGTTACTGTAGACTTCTTGTTTTCTTGTAAAGGGAATGACGGAAAAGATGGGACAACTGCAAATGAAAACCTTTTACACGATTCTAAATTATTAGATAAACTTTTTTCGTCGAGTTATCCATACTCCATTTCTGTTGATACTGGTGCTCATACAGCAAATGCTTTTAATGGATTTACGCAAACATATTGGGATAATTCAAATGCGACAGATTACAAAAACGTTTTAATGTGGAGCAATATAAAAAACTTTACACTAGGTGATAAATATACATTGAGTTTTTGGGCTAAAGGAAACGGTAAACTGTATACTTATTGCTCCGGTAATACTGGATATGTTGGTGCAAAACGACTAGCAACAAGTGATAATCAAGCACCTTCGTTAAACTTTAATGACGGCAACACAACCTTTAGCCTTACGGAAGATTGGACTCAATACTGGGTAACTTGGCAGTTAGATTCAACAGGAGACACAACTATAAGCAAAAATATATTACTTCGTGCCGCTGCTGGAGCAGAAGTGTATATTGCAGGATGTAAGTTTGAAAAAGGCGTAACTGCAACAGCTTGGTGTCCTCACGTTGATGAATATGCAGGTCCTAGAGCAATTCGTTATCTTGGAAAATATTCTTCCGCACCAAGCGATTATATAACAGGAGATTGGTATCTTAACACAACAAATGGAGGTGTTTATTATAGAACTTCTTCTAGCTGGTCAGAAATCACTTGGTTAAATACAACAACAGAACCAGATTATCGCTTACTTGCTTGTATTGATGATATGCTTTTATTAGTTGATACAGTCTCAACTAATACAACAATGAATAATCTAGTTGATAAGTATATTGATACTTTACTAGCTAATACAGCGTTCGTGAATAAATTGTTTGCTAAAAAAATTAAACTTGTTTCTTCAAATGATTCTGCTGGTGCAATATATGGCGGAAAATATCTTGCAGACGGAAGCGAAGACCCAAATGCTACAACTGATAAAGGCGTCTATATGGATTCCACAGGAGAGTTTAAGGCAAGTAATGGAGAGTTTAACGGCACTATACAAGTTGATAATCCCGTACTTGATAGCACTCAACTAACGTATTTAGGGGTTTATAGTTCAAATTTTGACAATAATAATTTAAAAGGATTTAATTTAGGCAGTGCTCCCCCTAGAAGTGGGGATTACTCCTATTGCTATATGGATTTTTTACATTTAAAACAGCTTTCTTCTTGGAAAAAACCTAATGAATCTTTCGGCTCCCTCGTTATATCCGGCTCACCTTTAACGCTTTCAATGCTTGGTTTTCACACTGTTCAATATTTTGCCTACTTCTATGGGTCTTCTAATACACTTTATAATTCTTTATCTAGACTTTTTTACTACTTTCAAATGGTTTATCGGCGAGCACCTGATGTCTGGAATTTTATCTCTTTTCGCTTTAAATATGTTACCAGTTCTGGTACAAAAGAAGAATTTACTTTCTCGTATTACTGCATATCCGATTATAATGAATCCAACCCAGAAACCTCTTTTAAAATTTGGTTTAAAGATGCATTTGGAAAAAGCGGCGACCATTGTTTGTTGGCTACAAACTCGAGTTGCAAAGTTGTTGATCCGATAACAAATGTTCAGGTTTCAGACTTTTCAAGAATGGAAGAAGTAGAATTTGGATTCTATTCATATTAAAAAAATAAAAAATATTTGATTAAGGTATTGATTTAATCAAGTATAAGATGTATTATATAAGTATGAGGAGGTAAGAAATGGCTAATAAAAAAGAAAAGCCGAGTTGGATAGACCTAGCAAATCTACTTATCAACTTCGGCTTACTGCTTGTAGCAGTTCTGGCTCTGATTCTTAAGTAATCAGATGTAACCCAAAAACAAGTAAGGCTGGCAACCTTGCTTGTTTTTATAGTTTATTGTCCAAATGGAGAAATGTCAATGATAACAAAAGGCTTTGTAAATACACTTTCAACTATATTTAGAATTATGGCTTTAATTCTTTTTATAGTGTTTTTGGTGGTGAAATAAATGAATGAAATAAAAGAATCAAAGCGAGGTGGTAAGAGAGAGGGTGCTGGGCGGCCAAAAGGTAATGATCCTATAAAAAAATTTTCAATGTCTGCACATCTTTCCGAATACTTGCTTATAAAAGAAAATGCTCAAAAAGAAGGGAAATCAATAAGCAGATATTTAATTGACCTTGCAATAAAAGAAATATAG